CCATTTTGTGTGGCGGCAAATGATATATCACTAATTTTGGCACGTGGTTCGTACCTTTTAATTTGCTGGAATATGTCATTAGATAGATGCGCTTGTGCTTGATGGATAGGCATATCAATAATACGACCATCAATACCAAACTCCCTATCTAGTGGCACACTACCTCGAACAGTAGAAATAATCGTTTGCACATTCTGCAAAATCTCAGCGACTTCACTTTCAGGTGCTAGCGATATTCTATTGTCCGTAGTTGGTTTAATTTCATACGTTGCCGACATAGCTAGAACCTCCGTAATATCGTATTAACTTGGTTAAATTTATTACCATATTTGTTTAGAAGGGATTTTTCTTCTACGGTGTTCTTGTCCGGATATTCTTCAAGAGTTAAAGAAACCTCAATAGATTGTGTCTTACCATAGGCATCCGTAAATAAACTATCCTCACTCATAGACATGATAACGAAGTAGTTTTGACTAACAGGCTTACCACCGATAATAAACGGCAATACAGCCCCTGTATCACGATACTTTCTCAACTTTTTAACCGTACTATCGGGTGATTGTCCAAGTGATGCAGAAATAAGAATCTTACATGTAATTTGCTCCACGTCCGGGCCACTAAATTGTTTAACGGGCTTTTCTAACATTAGATTGTGCTTCTCCCATCTAGCACTACCCGAACGCGTAACATCTGATACAGTAAGAACATTATCTAATGCGGTATAAAAGACTATATCCGCTAAATAACCGATATACATCCATACCTCCTATTCTGGTCCTGATGTTGTAGAACCACCAGATACTACACCACCATGCACATGATGAACTAAGGAAATACCATTTACCACTACATCCCCATTACTTGAATTAATGGATAACGTACCTCCAACATTAAGAGTCATATCTCCAGGAACAGTGAGTACTCGTTTACCATTATCCGCGCCTTCTGGCGTCGGATCCGCAGTACTGAAGAATGTACCAATAATAAATCCATCAGAAAAGCCACGACCAGACCTATTTGGTAGCATAACGCACAATACCTGGTCATCGATAACTGGCATCCAATAATCTTTATCGTGTGCTGCACCTCTATTAATCACAGATAATGGAGCCGTAACAACACCTTCTCTGTCTAAACGTGTAACAACGGCTTTACCTTCTTCAGGAATTGTACTTGAAACATTCCCAATAAATATCATATCCGCTAATACAGATAATATAGAATCAGTAGCCATTTAAACACCTCCTTACATCAATCGACGTTGAATAATTGGCCCCTAGTGTATGTGTTGCTTTAGTAATTAAATAATTACCATCGAATACACCAAATCCTTCAAGCTTAACTGTAACAGATGCCATAATAAGAGGATTACCAGGGAAACTGAATGACATGGTATCAGCTTCTTTATTAGCTTCTCTAAGTTTCTTCTTAGCAAGTCTAGTCGCTTCAGCCTTGTCTTTTACTTGCTCATTAACCTCTAATACAGCAAGGTACGTATGTCCCTTACGGTCAGGATCTTCAAATGTATCCTCGATAACAGATTTCTTATCCTTATCTGTATATTTCACATGGCACGCTCTATATACCTCACGAGTTTTACTTTTGTATGAATAAGACAATGCCCTAGTAATAATCAAAGGTGGTTGTTCCCCTTCTTTAGTTTGTACAGGTTGATATTGGCCACCTGGCCTACGAATTATAACTTTAGGCTTTACATTTTCGTACTTATAATCGTCAAATATAATCAACTGCTCAGTGGACACCTTAAGAGAGAACCCCGCATCATTGCATAGCTTCTGCAAGAATGCGAGGTCTGATTCAGCACTTTGAGATGCATCTTTCAACGGCGGGTCAAAGTCCGCATCCCATACTAGCTTTAACTTATTATCTTTTGCTTTCTCAGTAGCAATCGCTTTGAGCGTTGTATCTTTCCACGATTTGTCTTTCTTTTTCTCCCGTAAGTCAGTACTACCGATAATAGCGACACCTTTGATTTTGACTACATCAGGAAGGCTACTTCCTTCGAATTCATCAATTTCAAATTTGCCGATTGGTAGCGTAAATTGTTCATCCCCTAATTTCTCCCATGCTACGGTATTAATAGCGACTTCTAGTAATGATCCTTTCACAGGATACCAATCACCAACCCATAGGCGGCCCCTATCTTCTAATGAAATAGCCACGTCATCTACAGTTCCTGAAAGGTTATCTGTAAAAGTTACATCAAGAAGGTACTTACTAATATCATCTGTAATGTCCTTTGACTCCTTACTCCCCCAATGTTGGTAACCAATTGTACACCATGCTCGCCGAGCTAGTTTCGTTTGTGGTGTTAAATCTTTCTTCCATTTTTGCACCTTGGCTAAACTCTTTTGTAAGCTCATGCACTATCGCCTCCATGGTGGTAAAAATTCTGGCAAGGAATCAGCAGGAACATCTGGGCATGTTAACACAACACCTGCGGAAAATATCGCCGTATTATGGTACTTTTGATTGGCTTCTAGCAATAAATTGATATATCGTTCGTTGCCATACACCTTATAGGCGATTAAATCCCACATATCCCCTTGTATTGTTGTATAACTAGTCATAACTTAATCTCCGTTGTCCGGCGGTATAACTGCGCATCATTTGTTCAAATTCACGCATTTTAGCATCCAATGCTGACATAATATCATCAGTTGAACTATTACTAGCATTAATGACAGGCGCGAATGTAATTTGTACAGGCGCTCCACTATTACTAGATGAGGGCGTCACAGGCACGCTAGGTGCTAATGATACAGTAGGTGCTACAGCAGTGTGTGCTCCGCTCACACCTAACATCCGTCCGGCCGTTTGCCATAAGTTCATAGCATTGGCACTACCATCAATAGGAACAATTACTTCAGGATATCCGGCTTCACCAATCAATGCAACTTCTGGCGATGTAATAACACCACCATTAGCATATGCATTACCGCCTGCAGCTTGAACACCTACTGTAAGGCCTCCACTAAATTGAGCCTTAATACTATCCCAAGCACCGGCAATTGCATTAGATACGGCGCTAGGAATTTGTTTTATCCAGTTCAATACAGCGTTATATGCATCACTTGCCCATTGTTCTGCAGCCGCTACAAATTCTGTTCCTGCATCAGCGCATGCACTAGGTAGGTTCATAATGAAACTAATAACATCGTTTACCAAACTACTAATCCATGATGTAGCCGTAGCATATGCTTCAGAGGCAAACGAGATAACCGCCGCTACGAATTCAGCACCTAATGTAATCATGTACGTAGGTAAATTAATTAAAAAATTATAAATCTCATCAACCATAGCCCCAAAAGTAGTAACGGCAAAGTTGTAGCATTTAGTAGCAAACGATACAACGGCAGATATAACTGCAGTACCAACTTGTACCATAATCGCAGGCAATCGTAAAATAATGCCTATAATAAATCCGACCGCCATACCAATATACGTTGGTAAGTTAAGCCATAAATTTACATAGGCTATTATTGCGCCCTTCAACGCATTGAATACGCTAAGGCCTAATGATAAGAACCCATTAATTACAGCCATAATACCTGATATAATGGCGCTCCAAGCAGAACTTAACGCTGAACATACGCTATCCCATATAGAACTTAGCCCGGAACATACGCTATCCCAAACAGATGTTAATGTAGCACAAATCGTATCCCAGTTAGTTACTAATAGATATATCGCTGCAATAATCGCCATAATAGCAATTACCCATGGGCCACCTATTAAAGCACTTGCCGCTTTGAAAGCACCCATTGCTGTTTCTACACCTTTAAATGCCGTAGTGATTGTGGTAATACC